CACTTGCTTTTTGATTTCCGGGATCAGCAGCACCTGTGCAAACAACAATACCGCTACGAAGATTCGCGGTTGCGATACCAGTGACACCACCATCTGGTGCGGATGATATCGCGACTCTTGGTGCAAATGTATAATTACGCCCGCGATTTGTTATATCAATAAATTGAATACCACCGTTGATGACTGTAGTAACAGCGGATGCACTCGATGCGGTTCCAACTAATGTAAGAACTTGTGTTCCACCAATGATAAAATCTTCACCATCTGCACCCTCTGTTGCTGCAAGTGTATCATCAATTTCATCAACACCAGTATCAATGACTTCATCCTCATACTGGAAGAGTTCACAACGAAGAGTATATACGTAATTTTTCTTCAGTTGATAGAATGGTTGTTCATGCTCAACATACTTAATTTCAAATAAACGATCACCAAGTGGAAAGTAAATTAAATCACCCTCTTTTGGTCGAGTTGACAACCTTACATCTGCCTCATTTTTCATGAGAGGTGATATGTACGTCTCAAACCTATCTCTTGATATCGTCAGTGTGAGTTCATTAGTTGCCTGAATACCAAACTTTGATAAAAGTGTTGGATTTTCTCCATACCCGTCAAAAGATTCAACGTAAGCCTCAATGGGATACGCATCATCAAACTTTGATTCAATGACCTCTTTAATTATTGTATTACTATTCGCATATTTTCTAGGCATATAATGAACATTTACTCCATAGATTTGAAGTTGTTCATTTATAAGAGATTGAACTAGGTTCTGCTCGCTAGTTGATCCTTGCTGAAAAAAGGGATTGAGAACCATATCACTATCCTATAAAGTCGAGAGGAGGTAACTCGTAAGTATTTGACATTTGCTCTCTTATCACATCCAACTCTCTCTGTCCATCTTCATATATTTGTCTACCATTTAACTCCACACCACCCGGTAATTTGACACCTTGAAACTTAATTAAATTTTGACCCCATTGTCTTTTCATTAAAGCAGTTAAATATCTCTTTAAAAAGTAATCATTATACACACCAGCATGATCATTAGGATCAATAATTCTAAAGCAATCAATAAGAAGAAAATCGCCAACGTTCATTGATGCAAAATCCATATCCATATATAAACGATCTTGTCTCTGATTAAATCTTATTTGTTTTTCAGTTGTGAGCGCAAAGTTAATATCCTCAAGATATCTTTTTGTCATTGTATAATTTAGTATACCAGCGTATCCAAGATTAAATGCAACATCATTGAGAAATAACTGATATTTTACACTAAACATATTACTTGTAACAGTGTTAGATCCGTCAAAATGAAATAGTTTATTTACACCGATTACGGAATCAGGCATCTGTAAATAATTACTATCCTCCTCAAAGGAAAACGTTGTTGATACTCCAACAATAGTTGCACTGGTTGTTGTTGTCACAATACCAACTGGATCGGTTGCACCTCTTCCTCTCGCTCTATCAATATCTATTTGTCTTACTTTGTACTTTAAAAATGTTTGTATGACCCCATTAAAATGCCTCTCTTGAAAATATTGAATTGCATCATCTAATAAATCTTCAGTTTGTTCATCGGCAATATTAATCTCAAGCAGTGGAGCACCCAGTTGCCTTTTGCAATAATCTATTAGTGTTGATCTACTTGATGGTTGAGCCATTTATACTATACCTCTGTCAATATTTAGGGTGCAGAAGATACACCACCACGCACTTGAATATTTCCGTCTACAATTCGATACACTGTTGCACCAGATCCAACTAAAATATCATATACATATCTACCTGCTTTTACACTTCTTGTAGCAGTTGACCCTAATGATATTGTGAGTCCATATCCACTAGATGGAGTTGTATCGATACCTACTGAAAATGTGGCTACTGGGAAAGCAGTTGATCCAATCGCCGTGCTTTTTGTCATCTGAGATGATCCCGTCCAACCACTTACAGTATTCAATCCAACTGAATTCGTGGTTGAAAAATTAAATCCAGTATTTGATGTGTCAACAACATTAAAAGTTGCACTAAAATCAGCACCGACATTCATTATCAAGTCACATGGATATGCAACTCCTGCTTCTGGATCAAAAGTGATTTTTTTAGTTGCCATTTACCAGACTCCTTAACAGATCTTTGATTTCAGTGATTTCACTTCTAAGTGTCGATACATCTCTCTCAAGATTATCAACTTTACTTTTTTCACTTTTTTTGAGTTTACGACGAGTCATATACTCTTCATACTCAGCTTTGTTTGTATTTACAATGCAATTTGATTTAGTATTTCTAATCAAATGTTCATTATCTTTTACTTTAATGTAATCCATTAGGCGGTTGCTATCACTTTCAAACTTGTTAATCTAGGCACATGTGCCTGATTAGTGGATGTCATTAAGAATTTTATTCTAAATGATTTGAAGGATGGTAATTCATTCGCTGTGAATGTGTACTCTCTATATTGTAATTCCTCTGGTATAAAACCAGTTGAATCGGACACAGGGACAAATGAGTCTGGTTTACCATTATTCTTGTCACTTGCCACTATTCTACCGTTTTCGTCTAAATTATCAAATCCGGGGAATGGTATGAAAATTGGATCAAAACCCTCAGATTCGGATATGGCATAGAATGCCCTGATATCTGTGAATTTATTCACATGAGCATCAACTATTATTTTAATTGATGTGGCAGATGTTTCGAGAGTATTTTCCTTAGAAATATATGTAGCAGCTGATGGATCACCAAGTAATGTATCAACTCGATTGTCTTCAGTAATGTCACTAATCACCTTATCTATTCTATTCGTGGTTAATATAGCGTTCATTCTTTGAGTATCAATTACAGGTGATACTGTATTATCACTTGACTCTAAATTGAGTGTCATATTAAATGAACGATCTCCGGGTAATACGGTTAAAGTAGGTGTGTTTAATTCATTTACCCTTGAAGCAATAACTCTTGGAGAATTAAGATAATTAATCTCATTTATCGCTATTTCTTCATCTCCTTGATCTATGAACGGTACATCAGTTCCCTCACCAGAACCATCATTAATGCTTGTGCCACTCACAGTTCTTATTGATGCATCAATCGTAGTTCCAGCCACAGTCATATTTTGAATCATTGGTGTGATAACTTCAAATGGCATATTTTGTGTGGCATGTATATCAAGTCCACCAGATGATTTAGTTTGATTCAAGAATAAAGCTGGATAACTTGAAACTGTTGATGTACTTCTTCCTACACCCTGTTCACCCATATCCAATTTAATTTTGTAAGAATCCAGTGTGATAGGATTTGTCTCAGTAACCTCTCTAAAGTCATGAGTTCGATTTATTCGACGTAAAGACACACCACCCAATTCATATTTTTGAACAAGATCACCTTTCACATAATTCTGAGCAGATGTTGAATCTTGTGCTCTCGTAACTCCTGTCAAATTGCCTTGACCTGAGAATGCTGATACACCAGTATACTTTATAATTTCATTCTTAATCTTAATATATCCGGGGTTTGTTGCAGCAACTGCGACATTCTCAAATGACGTAAGAATTCCTATACTATCAACAGTAATAGGATCTGTGGAACTATTATTATAAGGAACTGATATTTTGGTTGGAATTAAATCACTCGCAACATCAGAAAGTGTTACTAAGTTTTGTTCGTGATACATACCATGATTCTTATGATTCACAGTGATATGTAAACCATCGGATACGGAGATGACTGTATCATCGGGTATGTGCGCACCAATAGATCCACCATTTCCGCAAATTGCACTTCCAACTCCAGCCTTAGTTGAACCAACATCACCATCTGCCGTACCATACATGAGTGTGGTTCCAGCACCAGTCAAAAATACACCCTGAACGTTATCAATAATTAATTCGCTAGTCGCAGCAATTGATACCACAGATAATCTTGCATTTATACCTAAGTCAGTTGTAATACCTAGTACGTCACCAACTTGATACCCCTGACCACCAGAGGTGATGGTTGCACTTACGACTGCCCCATCATTATAGACAACACTAGCTTTTGCATTTATACCACTTCCAGTTATCGTTGATAGAGCAACTCCTGCCACAGTGTGTCCTGCCTGTGCAGCAGAAAGTACTGATGCATCTGCTGATGTATATCCAACACCAGCCCTTGTTACTGTCAAAGTACCAGAAGCAGCACCAGAAGTTCCAACTAAATTACCAGTGACATTTGATCCTTGCTGATAAATTGTGTTTCCAAGTGTTGGATGAATACCTGCACCAAACGCAGATGATAAACCAACTCTTACTTTTTTAGAATGAAGTCTAAGTGAATCTGGCATCAATTTAGGAATCTGTGCGTTACCTCTTGATAATATTGGATTATATAATTGTACGGATCCTTCTGGTACAAAAGATGCTCTGAATAAATCAAACTTTAAGTCTTCCCATTGACTTGGTTCCCAAGTTGAGGCATTTTGTGATTTAAATAATGATCCTAATACAGGTTGGTTTGAAACAAACTCATCTGTTAATAAATCATTCTCTCCAATTCTTGATATGAAGACTCTATATTTGAGTGACACTGAAAGCATCACTAAAGCATATTCTGTACCACCCTCTAAGTAAACAGGGGATTCAAACGTAAATTTAGTTGGAACACTAGCATTTGTTGAAGTTGTTATCTGATCAGGATCTAGATTAACTTCTGAAAATGGTAAAATTTCTGTGGTTGGTAATCCAGTTTTGATTGTTCTGATTTGAAATGTAACTGGAATATTGTTATCATCAATTGATTCAAAGTATACATCACAACTTGTTGCAAATATTCCACCCTCTTGACTTACAAAGAATGATTGTGCCAAGGGATCTCTTCCACCTCTTCTTCCTCTTCTCCTTCTTCTATTATTTCTCCTTCTTCTTCTGGCGGGACTTCTTCTTCGTATTGTTCCACTAGATACAACTCTTTCAGTTGTATCAGATCCAACAACATCAGTTCTGCGTGTCGTGCCTGTTTGTTCAGATACAGCTCTATCTTGACTTGTTTCAATAATTTGAACTCTTGCATTTCTAACTGAAACAACATTTTCTTGAACTGTATTGACAGACCCACTTGCATTATAAGTATCACCTGCGGTTGTTGTTATTTCATCAGGATCGTTCGTGCTACTGTCAACTAATTCAAAAGTTCTTTCACCAGTCGAGAAAGTTGGATTTGTGTTTATGTTTGGATTTGGTATAAAGAAACTACCTTGAATGGTTGAAGCAAAATCAGCAACAAATCTTAAATTTGTAATCTCTGCTTCTGCACCAGAAGTACCACCCTTTAAAATCATTCCAGTTTGAATATATCCATAAAAATCACCCTGTGGTTGATTTGCAAGAGCGATTGTATCAACGTTTAATATAGTTGATGTTGATGAATAAGTGTCAGGTAATATTGCAGCAGTTCCTTGATTATTAGCCAGAATCTGCCCCTCTGCCCCTCCAAAAGATGCTAGTGCAAGATCTGCAACCTGTGTATCTGTATAAGGATTTGCTCCATATGTTCTTGTTGGTGAATCATGAGGGCCCTCTTTATGATTTGAAACTGCGACTCTAAACTGAATATAAGGAGGTTCTGATGATATGTTAGGATCTGTCTTTATTGTTCCTGTTACAGTCTCTCCAACTTGGAAGGATCCAGATTTCATTGTTATTTCTAATAACTTGGGAATACAATATTTTGTTACATTGACCCCATCAAAGAATGCGTATACTCTGGACTGTGGTTTGAATCCTCTACCATCAAAAGCGACGTTCCTTGATCTTATTGTTGGAACTACCTCAGTGCTAATAGTTCTGTCACCAAGAGATGTTTGATCAAATTGTTCAGTAATTAATTGTCTTGTTCCTTCTCTTGTTGCTGTTCCTGTTCTGAAATGTTGTGTGGTTGTGTCTTGGAAAGTTGTTGTTCTTGTTCTTTGAATATCTCTCCAACTTCTTCCTCTTGTTACTCTTCTTCTATTTCTGCCCGTTACTTCTCTTCGTCTTCTTACTCTACTCCTAGACCTTCTTCCTGTCCAATTAGTTTGCCAACTTCCCCAGACAGTATTTGTTAAACCAGTTTGTGGATCAAATCCACCAAATCTTCTTTCAGCAGTGCGAGTGACCTCCTCAAAATTACCTTCAGTTTCAAATACATTTGGTTCAAGTCTAACAGTGTTAACCCAAGTATCACTAGCAGGAGTGAGAGATAAGTTCGCTTGCCAAAAGTTTAGCATAAATGGTGTAACGCTTTCAGATCTTGTCCCAAAAGGTTGATTTAGATATTCTACTTCATCATAGTCAAGTGTTATTACATCACCAGTTTTTCTTATACCTACTCCCTCTGGATCTGCGCCATTGTATATGCTATTTTCTCCTTCAACTGGCCCAACTTGTAAATCAATTGAGTTTGTATAGTGAGAGGGTCTCAGTTCTTTGTTTGATGAATCAATACTATTTTTTATAGGTACTGCTGTTTCTTGTGGTTGAAAAGTAGTAAAATTATCAACAAAGAAACCTGATTTAAATTTATTTAAACCATCCTCATCAGGAACGAATAAATTAGCAGTTGTTGATTCTAGAAGAGATAATGTTGTATAATATTCTAAATTTTTTATTCTATTTTCAAGACTTCTTATATCTTGCATTCTATATCTTTTGTGTTTCAAGAACGACATAGTAGCCTCTGAAACATCAAAAAGATATGGTGGTAAAGTTATAGTTGCTAGTTCAAGAGCATCATCTGTTGGAACAGGAGCATCTGGTTCCTCTGCTGGTATCCCTTGTTGAACTTCTAATTCACCAGATTTTGTTAAATAAATTTTATCAATTCTTCCAAGATAGAAAGTAAAATCTGTGGTTATAGATTCATCTGATGCAAGAATATTTTGTGCAGAATTTCCTGATCCACTTAGTGATCTACCTAAAAATTCAAGAGGTGATCTGTTACTCTCTGCAACAGTGTAATTAGAAACTCTTGGTCTTATATCAATTAAATCTGTATTTCGATATTCATTAATAGTTTGAACATCACGTTTGTAATCTAAATCATTGTAAGAATTCGCAGTAGTAATATCCCCAGTATCATCATTTTCAAAAAATCCGTTAGAAAAATATACTCTTATCTTTTTAGATGGAGCATCCACACCATCTTTTCTTGTAATAAATCCATGATTGAATAAAGTTGATTTTTGTCCAGTATTAAAGTTAAAATCAGCCGATACGTTTCTAGATGGAATATCGATTGTGTTTATGACTGCTTGCACATTAGAATTTTCAAATTTAACAGACTCACCCTCTGTAAATTCAGTTTCGTTTGTGGATATGAAAGATATCTGAGAATCAGTTAATTGCTCTGCAAAAATACCAATCGCTCCTGAGTTAGAGCCTGTAATTTGCTCACCGATGAGTAAATCTGTTGTTCCTCCATCAACTGTGTTGATAGATGATAATGTCATTTTTGGTGCAGATGGATCACTCGTATCAGTAGATTCAAAAATACCCAAAACATCTAATACATCAGGTGTATTCAAAGATATCTTTTCATCTTGTACACGAGTTCCAAAAGGATAACTTCCAAAAGTTAATCCATCATTTAAAGTTGTTTTACCAATTCCAGAACCAGATATTTTTGATTTATCAATAACAATTGAGTTAACTGCGTTCTTTCTTTTTACTTTAGCCTTTGGTTTTACTTTATTAAGAGTTGCGATTAATGTTGCCTCTTGATTTGCAGTTAAATCTGCACCTATATTACTAATTTGTAAGGTGCCGTTTCCATTTGTAAATGTAAATTTATCGGATGTTAAAATTTCCGTTGTTCCGTCTGCTCTGATTAAACTATATCTCTCCTCATCAAATGGTAAAAATGTAGTATTATCTCCAGCTGCAACTGCTCCAGTCAATGAATCTGTAGATGCACTAATTGCAACGTTAAATACTTTTCTTATTGCAAGAGTAGCATCACTTAAATCAACATCTGATATTAAAGTTTTTGGTAAAGGTGTATAAAGAGTATCATCCTCCGATTTTTGAAATGGACTTGATACTAATGTTAAATCTGGAACTTCAACAGTTGATCCAGCTGATACCAAGGGTAAAAAACCCTCTGCTACTCCTGTGACGGTTGTGACACCAGTAACAACAACGGAAGAGGTGTTTACAGCAGTCACTCTTGCCAATGTCTTAGTATTTTTACCAAGTCCACCAAATTTTAAAATATTTCCAACTTTAATTTTTCCGGGAAATTGATCATTTCCACTTGTAATTGTGCTTACACCAGATCCACCACTATCTTTTGATGATAAGATACTAGCTGAACCAAATATAAACTCATCTCTTAATTTTACATCACCTGTAAAAGTTCTTGCAAAACCAACGTCTCCGCTATTTTGATCTGTTAATCCTGGCCCACCATATATTGATTTTACATCTCTTATTCCAAAATTTGTTACCGCAACAGATACACGAGAATCCTCGATTCCATTGAATATCATTGGTTCGTTTGGAATAAAATCCCCTGATGTTTCATATACTTGTAATGAAGTTGAAGTTATAATTCCAGATCTTAAAAATCCTGTGGCACCACTATACTTTCCTTTTACAAAAGTTGGTGTAGAGAGTGTATGATTTGCATTTAAAGTAATTTTTGTAAATGTTTGAATATCGTATAATGATATATCAAACTCATTGATATTTGAATTAGATGTATTATATGTTCCCGACTCAAGTGCAAAATCATATACTCTCGCTAAACCTATTTCCTCTCCGGGAGCAGACATGATATTTGCTGCGCTTTGAGTTCCAGTTCTTGTATCTCTTAAACTAACAATGTAAGTATTACCAACACCAACTTCAGGTGAACCAATAACGCGATTTAATTTTAAAGATGCTCCAGTATTATATGTTATTGCTTGATTTTCAAGTTTTTTTGTAGTTCTTGGTTTATCAAAATCTAAAAAAGAAGTTCCAACTTTATTTACTTCATACCCCTTTACATATGCTTTTCCTGATGAAACTTGAATTAAACCCAAGTCCTCAGATGCTACACCACCATCTTCTGTAATTTGACCCTCATCATATACACCATTATTTCCAATACCATTGTTTGAAGATTCTCTTATTTTTATAGAAAATGGTTTTGTTATATAATCACCTGATTCATCAAAAGTTCTTCTTGCTAATTCATCTGCAAGAAAATTATATTGAGGTGTAGTTGTCTTTGCTTTTACCTCACCATTTCTAAATGATGCTAATTCAACAAAGTCATTATCATTGAAATCCTTCTCACCTTTTACGGTAAGTGAACATGATATTTTTAATCGATCTGCACCCGGTGCAGCAAAATTGTTAAAACCCTTTGAGTTGTCAGTAAGATTCGCATCTTCATCAGAATTTATTGTTTCTTCTAAAATTCTTAAACCAACTCTACCTGTTGGTGTATTTGAATATTGACTTAATAAGATAGTCTCTGCATTAACATTAACAAAATTTCCCCTTACAAAATAAACTCCATTAGCTATTGAAAATGCTGCAGCAGTTGATGTGGCATTTGATGAAATGGTTGTGGCAAAAGACTCCCCTATTGGGATAAAAGCACTATTTTCTGGCCCAGAAACAATATCTATATTTGCTGCTAAATTTTCTCCATCACTAAAAGTATTTTGTGTTGTATTGATATCACCTGAAGATTCATATTGAACATATAATGTAAGATTACCCCTCTCAGAATTTTCTGATTTTAATATTTTTACTATAGTAGCACTTATACCAGATGTAAGACCTACAATTTTACGATTTAAAAGTTGTTCAATATATGACTCTACTGTAACTCCAAGATATTCATTGTTTATTTCTACACAATCAAAATTATCAATATAAGATGTATTTCCGGGAATAACTTTTGATCCCTCTTTAAAAAAGTGCTGACCAAACTTAGCGATTTGATTTTGTAATATAGATTGTAAACCAGTTAACTCTCTCGCTTGCACAGGAAGACCAGGCTTAAACAACACCTTATAGTAATTGTCATCTGCATTAAAATCGTCAAAATATGGCGATACGTTTAAATTTGTGGTTTGAGCCATGAGTTATTAGAACTGTAATATAACTTTGATATCTTCTTTTTGATTAGAAGAACGTGTGATTGCTGGTCGATGATCAATATAAAGCATATTTCCAGAATATTTTTTAACCTCTGGATTAGATAAACCACTTGTAAATGTTTGACCAAGATAGTATGTTTTATTATTTATTGAGGTAGACAGACCATCAAAACTTGTGTTTATACCAAGAGAAATACTTCCTCCTATTATATTTACACTTCCACCATCAGACACATCTGCTGTGAATCTGTCTGCGTTAAATCCATAAATTGGCGTGGTTGTCGCTGCACCAACTGTTGTAAACCCAGCCATCGTACGATCTTGCCAGTATTTTAATACACCAGTTAATTGATCATAACTAATGACTTTGCCAATTGCAGTTACCCCTGTTCCAGTTGTTTGCGTAATGATGGAGTCTGGAGTAAAAGTAGCACTACTGTAACCTGTTCCTGTCAAACGCATTGCATAAGCAGCACTCGCCTTATCTAAAGTAAGTATTGATGATGATCCAAATGCTTTTGGATTTTCAAGAATACCTATTCTTGCAATTTGGTTTCCTGTGATAAAATCTGGATTTTCAGAATCATTTTCTATTCTTGAGTAAACTATTGCATTTGTTGCACCTAACTCTTTATAGATATCAGCACCATGTCCACCAGTTGGAGGGATAATTACATCTAGTTGAGGATAGGAATCTGGTCTTGGTAAACCACCAGCGACGATATCAACCGTTCCAAAAGTATATCCTGATCCCTGATTGGTGATATCAACAGATCCTATATTTTGATCTGCATTAATAACAACTGTGCATTCTGCACCACTGCCGTCACCTTTGATTGGCACTCTAGTGTATGTTCGATTTGCAGTTCCTAATCCCACACCACGACTTTGAATAATAACAACTTTAATTCCACCATCCACAGCATTATCTCTCACAGCTGAATTTTCTGCTCCTGTTGCCCAGTCAGATGGAACTGGCATATACTCAGTTGAGTCAAACTTAATTAATTCTGATGGTTTAATTGTATAAAGATATTTCCATATGTAACCATCACCACTTGTTCCTGCTGGTTTTGGTTCTAAATCTGTAAAAGTTGGTTCATCTAATGAGGGTTTTCCATCTGGTTGTTCTGGACTTGTTCCGTTTTTTAAACATATATAAACTCTAAAATCACTATTTAATACAAAATAGTTTGATGAATATAATGAAGTTCCTTGAGCGTGTTTTGGTGGATTAGTTATACTATAATCATGTCTATAATAATCATAAGTTGTTCCAGAAGTCCACGAGTTTTTTTTAACTACTTGTTTTACATCACTTGAATTAATTTTTTTTAAGGCAATAGCAGTATCCCAAAAATCATTATGATTTGTAAAATTGTCTATTGGAGATGGAGGATCATTATCCCAATCTGACTGTATTGCTGCTGGATCTGTTAAACCGACAAAAGAATAATATGAATTAGTAGACGTTGAAACTCCTGCAACAAAATTCTTTGCATTTAATATCCTTATTTGATCAGTAATTATTGCTGCCATTTTTAGATTTTTTATTTATTTATGTAGAATAACTTTGAGTTTTTAAGAATGACTGTCTCTTAATGACTGGCCCTGTCAATATGCCAGTAACACCATTAGATGTATTGACTGGATATGAACGAACAGTGTTTCTTTCATTCATTCTTAAAATACCATAACTATATTCACCATAGTGTGTGCTGTTAGCTAAACCAACTAAATTTTCATGCACAGTTCCAACTCCTACAGTCACTTGAGTAACAACTGTTTGACCAAAACCAACTGCGTCAGTGACGTGAGATAAATTAACTGCTGCCACTCGATACACATTATCTATGAATGTTTCACCCACTCCAACAACAGCACCTGTATCATAATCAACTGATGAGAATCCAGTTCCAACATTGATATTGGAGTTAGTTACTATGAAGTAATCACCTACATTCAATCCAGAAGTTACGATACCACTATTAGCACCAGATCCTGTTGTTCCTTGAGTTAAATTTGAATTTCTTAAGAATGAATCTGCAGGTATGACAAGATCGAATATCAAACAAGGATTAGATACTCCAGAAATAGTTGTTGAACCGATACCACTAATGACACCACTGTCACCTGCATATGATAAGATCGTATTTTTCTCTTCAAGAACAGGATCAGCACCAATAAGCACAACAGGTGGATTTGTTATGCTGTACTCAGTTCCAGCAGTTGATACTGTTATGCTTGTCACAACACCATTTGTAATAGATGCAGTTGCTTCGGCACGAGCAGTTGTTCCCAATCCAACTGGGTTTTGAATGGTCACAGTTGGAGCACTGTCATAACCTCTACCACCAGTTGAAATAGCAACTGAAGATACAGTTCCAGCAGCGGATACGATTGCAGTTGCTGCAGCTGCTAATCTTTCAACATTATTTACAATAACAATATTTTTTTGGAACTCCGTTGATACATTGTTTTCATTTTTAGCATTAAAGAATGGTCTAACTCCAGTAACATATACAACTGTCGATCCTACACCGACTGTTTGAATTGGATTTGTAGTTGGGAATAGATTACCTTTATACAAATCTCTATCTTTGTGCACTATCTTTCCTTCAATGATTTTATCCTCTGTTTGTTTTGTCCACACAATTGGTCTGTAAACCCTTGTATCTTCAAAAACACCTGGCCCATTATAAACGTTAGTATCAACAGAATTTGAAGAAGTTATCTCTACGACACCTCTAGTTTGTTCTTGTAAGAAACTTTGTTGATTTAATGATCTCGCGTATCCAAGAGTCAAATCATCACCCACCTTTACACTTTCGATAACATCTCTGTCTATAACATCTGCACCACCTGTTCCACGATAGAATAATATTTTAAGAGTATCTTCAATTTTAGGTGCTTCTTCAAATGTAATATTACTTCCACCAAGGAATGTATATGACTTTCCGGGTATTTGAAGTATATCATTTACAAATACAAATAGAGTATCCTGAACTGTAACCGGAGATCCGGGTTTTGCCTGAATAGATAATGAGTCTCCACCAACAGTAAGTGGGAATGTTCTACGTGACCCGTCAAAAAGATTTTGGAAAGTATCTAATACTTGTAATGATCCAACAGACCAACCACTAAAGTTGTCACTTGAGATATCATTAATGGTTATCTTAAATTCTTGAGTGTCAACAAAACTTGATGTTGTTGGAATGCCAGCTGACCCAGTAAGAGATAATGTAAGTATCTCACCAACACCATATCCATATCCAGTATTAGTAATCTTAAAGTCCATTACAGTAGACCCCTGACTCACAACAATGTCTGCCCTTGCTTCAGATCCAGCGAATCCCGGAGATGATGCACTGTGGATCAGTTGCATATCGCTGTATGATAAAGGATCATCAATAACAATCTTAGTCAATTGATCAACTCTACCACCTCTTGCATAAAGGTGAGCTCTTGTTGATATACCACTGTTTATTTCAAACTCAGTTGCACTTAGAACTCTTATTACTGATGCACCATCAAACGCAACGTCTTGACCACTTGGTGAATTATTATTCGCTCTTGGTGCAATTATTGCAGGTTGAATAAATCCACCTGAGACATATTGTGTAGGAACAGTGGATATACCAGCGTTTATTGTGAATTGAGTCGCACTTGCAACACCTACAACTGGTGTTCCATCAAATATAGGATCTCCCTCTCTTGGATATTTGTGTTGAGTTGCATAGTTATTCTTAGAACATGTAAATCTTAATGACTCTTTCTTCAGTTTGATACTTCTTCCGGGTAACAATGTGTGTGTGCCTATGGTTAGTTCTAGCACACCAGTTTCAGCATTGTAATCCGCGTCAGATACATCGTAGAAGTTAAGTTCAGATTTACCAACATTAATAGTAATAGTGTTAGTAGTTTTAGCGATAATCGCAGTTTGTATGCCAGCTATTGGATCAGTTGGTCTTGGATATGGATGATCACTTCCATAGTGATCCATTTCACATGAGAACACTATTGAACTCGTTCCAATACCAACAGTATCGTTTGTAGATAGTCCATGATTTGGTATATCTATTACGAATACTCCAGTTGATGCATTATATGTCGCATTAGTTGGTGTGAATTGTGTTCCAACACCTGTTGTCACTGCGTTTGCAAGGGCATATCGGAATGTATGAGAATAATCACCACCTTGTATCACTGCACTACTTGCAGCACCTATGAATCTGTGAGTATATTGTTGACCGATAGGAGATTTAGATACATCTAAAGTTATAGTGGTTGCTGTAGTTGATGCAACTGATATTGCAGTGTCAAAGAAACGATCTCTGTTTCTTGGGTAGATATGATTTACAGTAGCACCAAGTCCACATGTAAACGCCAAACCAGTTAATATTACATCACTACTCTTACCAGTTGTAGATAATCCATGAGCAGCGAGTGTAGTTACTGTCATGATACCAGTGGTGTTATCATAGTTTGCACTTTGAACTCCAACAGCTGGGGCGTAGTCACAAGTGAATGCGATACCAGATACTACTACTTCATTACCAACAGATAGATTATGTGCAAATGCAGTGGTTATAGTTGTTATACCGGTAATTGAAGAATAACCAACATTATAGATATCCCTTGGTTTATAGAAGAATTGTGGATTAGTGATATCAACGCTAGTTACATGACCATCAGTTACACTAGCAATACCAATAGTTGTGATACCAGATTGATCAAATCCCTCAGTTTGCAAACCTACAGATACGGTTTGTATACCTGATCTATAACCAGAACCTGTATTACCTATACTTACGCTATTGATTGTTCCTGCTAGTGATACAACCGCAGTTCCACCAGCTGAGACTAATGGTTGATATCCAAATCCACTTGTTGATGCAACTGAAATAATAATACCACCAACTGGTATTTCAGCAGTATTAATATCTCTTGCAACTGAACTTGCAGCACCAGTCCATGTGAGTGTTGTGCCTGATCCCACAGTTGTTAACTCAAAGTCACCGTTTGATCCCGGTGCTTGTAATATACCATTTACAAGAATCAAAGCGTTGTTAGTTGCAATACCAGTTTTTTGTGCTCCGTCTACAGTAAGTGCATATTGTCTATTTTTACCATTAAAATCTGATGTTAAATCATCATAAAGGTGATTAGTGGAGTATGTCTCTGTTGTTCCATCGATAATACCAGATCGAGTAAATACTCTTCCTTGGAAACTTGAAGAAGTTGTGATACCAACAAAGTCTCTGGAGTCGGGAGGATTAGTTACAGTTCCAATAGGATTTTTTCCGGGAGGTGCCTCCGCAAAGGCTATTTCATTTTCAACTATGTTGTAATTACCTCTTATCTTCTCAACTAATGATCCTGTTGGGAATCCAGCAATTGACGTACCAAGTCTTTGTCTCCTCACTTTGATACCATTTGTTGTTCCGATTCCAACAGATAATATCTTCATCACCTCACTTGTATTACCGCTACTCACACGAATATTATCTGCACCAAAGAATGATGTGATACCAGTAAAGAATATGACATCTTGAGATTTGTTGATGCTCCTATCAAGAGTTGTTTTTACAGATGTTGCTGCAATAGGTGACTGAAGATAATTATCAATCGCAACTAAAACTTTTGTGTTTGCATTTTTTGATGTGAATGTGTGTGATGTTCCTATACCAACATGAGTTAAATCTAAAGGAACGGCCACCTTTTTTAATGCATCTTGAGCAGTTCTTGCTAATTGAACCTTACTTTCTCCTTTTTTGATAATAAAGAGAGATGATGGTAGTAAGGTTGTTGTTATACCTAAAGCAGGGAATGATGTTGCAGCTATTCCTATAGCAGAAGATACACCCGTTCTTCTATCAGTGTGAGCGTATGATACTTCTTCACCTGTTACAAAGAAATGATTTGGTAGTGTAATTGTATTTGTGGTAACATCAACAACCTCAGATGTTGACCCATCATAGGGTTTTTTAAATATAGGATCGCCATTGTGCTCTAGAGCAAATTGTGTTTTGATTGTAGATTCTGTTCCCTCGTAAATTGCAAAGGTGCTTTCAATTGAAGCGTTTTGCAAATCTTTAACACTCTCACCACCAACTTCTCTGGTTGCACCTGATGGTTGTAAATTTGTATTTTCTTCAACTCTTAATGAATTTAAGAAAGTTGTAATTGATACACCGATACCTGCAGTTGGTAGGAATGTGATTTCAGTAACATTATTTGTTGTTCTTCGACCACTTATTACTCCGAGTTCAGTATATGCTGTTCCAACTCTTACATTACCAAATTCTGTAAGATATACGTTATCATCATCTGTATAATCATCAATTATCATTACCTCTGCTAATTCATAACTTCCATTTAACTTATCAGCGATTTGAACTATACAATACGCAGCATCATACTGATCAGAATAACTTGCAATACCTACCGCGACTGGAGTTGCAGATGATGAAATACCTGTGCTTTGTGCAGACATCTCTGCAAATGCCATATCATATGATCCAATACCAATGTATCCCTCGGTTGCGATACCGATGGCAGTTGCGTTTATAAATGCAGTTGTTAGTCCAGCATCAGGTGTGTATCTCACAACAAGATCATTTCCAACCATTAATGGGAAGAAAGTACCAATGTTACCCGTTGAAGAGTACGCATCACTTGAGTGAATGGTTAATTGCCCATACTCTTGGAATCCAACATTTGTTCCGTCATGTATAATACTTACTTGATCATATTCAGCACTACCATCACTTCCTTCTACACTTACGAATAGTTTTGCTGATCTATGTCCTGATACCGTTGTTCCTATGCCAGCTAATGTAAATACTGTGCCAGCAGCACCACCATTAACTGAGACGCATGTTGATTGTATACTTACTAGACCACCATTTAGTCCTTCCGATGTTGTTGGATCAAAAATAGGTAGTGACGTAGTTGCAGTAGCAACATTCGATGTTGAAACTCCTAATTGATTTACGTCAATTTGATAAGACCATAGTATGACATTATAATTATTAATTCTAAATTTATTTGGGAAAAATCTAAGAACAGATTCGGCACCATCAACAACAAAATCAAATGATCCCAAATCTAATGTTGTTTCAACAGAACCATATTGATTCAACATAGTCAATCCACGACCTGAATCTTGAAGAGAGTTTATTATCGTGATTTGTCTTTCACCAGTAAACAATCTATCTTGAATATAAGCTACAAAGAATTGTGCTCTACCATCAGATAATCTATTTCTGTAAACGTCTGCGAATGGAGTTGATCTTGCATTGTTATTAAATAAATTACTAAAATCATCTATTGTGACAACTCTATTAGATACAGACTCAGCAAAATC